TTAGTAATGCGCGTTTACCGTGGTGGCGCATTTCACCACACTACACGTAACAAACGTCTAAGCAAGTGAATCAACGGGCTTGGTTCTCGCTCTAGTCAATTCTTTGCTATGTTGCGTTTGTTGCGTTTATTTCAAGCAGTCGCCCGTCCGTATCTTCGATTTGACTGCTGCGTATGTCGTGTAAACCATTTCTGCCATGAAAGGTTACTCCTCTATTCTATTTGTCTTCAACCACTAGCAAACGTGTTACCAATGCCCCGAGAACTGAAGACGAGAACAGAATCGCAGTGGTCGCCAGACCTTTGGGCGTGAAGTCCCTGATCCACAGGTCTTCGACCCACACTGCCGCAATGCCGATGACTGCACCAGCTACGATTGACCCAAGTGCCGTGTAAAAGCATGTACGGTTAATTGCTTGAAGATTCATCTTCTACTCCTAGTGTTTCAGCTACGTCACCTAGCGTCATAAGTTCCAGACGCCGGTTGTCTTTCAGAATGTCTCTCACACGTGCGTCAGTTGGCAGGTGGATGAGATCAACGATAGTTGCGCCAAGGTTCTCATCGGTTCCCATCCGGTGGATACGATCCTCTGCCTGTGACCGTGATTCAGGGTTGAAGTCGTTCGAGTAAAATACCGCCATCCGTGATTCTGTCAGCGTGAGACTCATACCACCTGACTTCGGGTGGGCTGCAAACAACACTCGTGGATACCTTGTCGTGTCAGCCCAGTAGTCAAGAGGATTGTCGAGTGTTAAGGGGTTTCCGTCTATGTCCCATACTTTCCAACCGCGTCCGTCAACACGAATGACCGACCACTTCTGTTTGATACCGAGCTTCACAATCCTGTCCAAAGAGCCAGTGAAACCAGCAAACACAACAAGCCGTCCCTGCTCTTTGTTCTCGTCAAGTAGTTCGATCAAAGCCTTGTCTTTCGGACATGGCACTTCCTTGATAATCCTAACCATGTGTGGCACTTCCGCAGAGCCTTTACAGGTCGGACAATCAATCGACCGCTTTTCTAAGGTCTCAACATACTCGGGATCGAGCATGTCTATCATTTCAAACTTGCGGTCTTCATCTTCTGGATCGACCCAAACTTCGGTTTTGCCCGGTGTGTCCGTTGCAGCACAGACTGAACAAGGTTCCTTACCATCAACTTCCTCGCGGTATTGGAAGCCATCGCTCAATTCACGCATCCATGTTAGACCAGTGATTACATTCGGAGCAATCTTGATCATAGCCTTTGCGACACGCTCAGTTGTGGGTGTAGGTTCGCAAATGACCGTTCGATATTGCTTCTCTGGCAGGTCGATACAATCCTTCTTGTGAAGCACCAAAACCAGACCCTTCAGTCGCTCATGCAGGAAGGATACTTCATTGAAGCTCGACTGCCAAGGATGGTAGTCATCAGGACAGAACTCTTGATGATGTTGTTCCTCATCCTGATAACCGCCACAAACTGCACACTTCTCTTCATCGTCCAGCCACGTGACTCGTTGTAGGTGCTTACCTTGTGACGTTTCCTTTTCGACGAAGATTCCCAATCGTCGCTCGAACGAACGCATGTCCCCTTCACGCAGGAAGCCAGGCCAGGCAATCTCAGCTTGTGACCACCAATCAACCGGCGACTTTGGTGAAGGTGTACCAGACATTTCGATCACAAAACCATCTTTGTCATAGGCTTCACGGATGCCGTCAGCCAAAGCTTGAGCAGCTTGGGATCGTTGTGCGTTATGATTCTTCAGTCTACTGGATTCATCAAAGACGACGCCATGCGGAGGCATTGTCCCTGGAATCCAATTCTTCATCTTGTTGCGGAGAGCCTCATAAGTCATAAGTTGAAGGTCAACACCTTCCAAACCCCACTTGTGAAACTCTCGCTCGACCGCCTTCAAACCTGATTTCGGACCAATCCACCACCAATCAGAATAGCCTGACTGCTCCATAATCTCGATAGCTGAAAGCGTCTTTCCAGTACCCATTTCAGCCGCGAGAATACAGAAATGATATGTCAGGCCCCAATTAGACATGAGGCATTGATGTTGACGCAATGGTCGATCATACTCGAACTCTTGCAGCGGGCGTTCCCACCACGCATAAGGATTCTTCCCCATCATAAATTCGAGTTGAAAACGATTCCTCACACAATCCTGTACAGACCAGATTTTGCGTGGCTTCTCGTCAAAGCCATGCCATTTTGAACCTCGCATCGCTTTAATCTCGTCCTTGAGAGCAAAGGGGCTTTTGATGAATTCAATTCGTTTCTTCACCACCTGAATCGTTGCCGGGACTTTAATCATCTTGCCCGAACTTGTTTCCGTAATCAGATGGATTGTCTGTTGGTCGCTCATAGGTCAATCCTGAGACGTTTAGTGATTCCTTCAATGTTCTCCACTACCTGCGGGTTTCTCGATTTCAGATACCGGCGGCTGTCGATGAAATTCCGTGCCTTCTTGTGCTTAGGGAAAGTTCGTGGTGTACCTTTCTGATTAGAGACGACATGTGGGATACCATCTACGATGACAATAATGTAGAACACTAGCGTTGATCCTCCAACAGAAAGGTATGGTCACTTGATTCCAAACGCAACAAACGCAACATTTTGCGGTTGTTGGGGATGTTTGCGGCTCAAGTTGCCGTCGCAAGCTCTCGCTTGCCATTAGTAATGCGCGTTTACCGTGGTGGCGCATTTCACCACACTACACGTAAC